AATTGTTCTTGGGAAAATAAAATTCCACCTTTAGTTTTTTCTTTAGGTGTAAATGGTAATAGCAATAATCTATAACCCGATGGTTCTGGTAATTGATCAGCTACATCTTGAATATTGTTTTCGTCTAATCTTTTAACGTGAGATTCTTCTGCTTTATATTTTTCTTGTAAAGCGTTCCTATGTTTTGGAACTTCCTTTTCCTTTAATGTCGATAACGTTTCCGTCATTTGGCTCCTTGTCCTCTTTTAGCAGGTTAGAGATTTCCTGTTTAATTAATTGGTAGGCTTGTGCCTGTCCTAGTAAATACTTGTATTTCTCCATATTGTCAACCCCTCCAGCCATCATAGCATCACCTATCTGTTGAAGAGTAGCATCTATTCTTTTTTTAAGTTTATATGTTACGTCTAAATCATCCATTATTTTTTCTTCTTTCCTTTCTTTTTAACTGGCTTACTACCATACTTCTTAGTCCACTTACGAGCAATTTTAGGCTCGTTTTTCCATAAATATCTTCGTTGTTTTTCTGATCTAAACGGCATTAATTAAACTCCTTTAATACTTTTAATTTATCTTCTGCTTCTGCAATCTTATTTATAAGTTTATCTATTTCATCTAAATGCTGAGGATGTTCTCCAATACCTACAGAATGTTCTAAATAAATTTTAAGGGTTGCTTCTGCTGCAGAAATATCAGCTTCGTATTTATCTTCTAATGCTTGTAATAAGGCTTCTTTTAACATTTCCATCTTCTACGTGCCTGACGGATACGAGAATTTGGATCATTACGAGTTTTTGCTGAAGATCTTCTAAGTTGGCCTGCGCTTCTTGCACAGTACGACTTACGTCGATTTGCAGCTTTTGATCCTGATTTTACTTTACCAGTCACGGCTGTTTTTAGTTTGGAACCGGGATTTGCTCTTCTATAGGCAGCGACACCGGCTCGTGTCATACCTGCTCCAGACTTTGTAGGTCTGTAGTTTTTTTTATTTCGAGATATAGCTGTCTCAGCCATTATTTTTTCTTAGCTGTTTTTGCCGCTCGTTTAAATTGTTTTGCAGTTGGAGCACCTTTACTCCCAGGCTTACGCATTTTTTCTTTGCTACCTGCTTTAATTCTTTTACGCTTTGCGTGTATATTTGCATATAGACCACGTTTACTCATTGCACTCACATCTCTTTCCAAATAGTTTAGTAACTATTTTTTTCCACCACTTTTTTAACATTATCTTACTTCTTTACCAAATCCTCTTTTAGCGCAGCCTCTAGACTTTACTCTGCCGCCGTGTTTGTAACCTTTGTTTAGTTCGCCGACAACTCTTCTTTTTTCAGCTCTTCTATTAGGGTTCATTTTTTCAGCGTCAATTCTACCGACTTCTTCTAAAAGATTCATTCTTCCTGTGTTAGGCATATTATCCTCTTTTCTTAGCCATCTTTTTAAAAGTTTTGGCTAGGTTATATCTTTTTGATCCTGGAGGGCAAGACTTGCTTCCAAATTTTTTGCCCGTACAAGGTTTATCTTTTCTCATCCCTTTAACAGCTTTCTGAATCCACTTACCATCTTTAGCTGCAACTCTTCCACCACCTCTAAGAGCTACTCCCATTCCTCTGCCACCTTTAACTACACCACCACCTCTATAAATACTTTTTCTTGTAGTCATAGGATGAGCTGATCGTGAATCAAAATATTCTGGCATTATCTATTTATCTTTCCAGATTTTTTAGCTTTAGAACCAAACTTACCATAAGATTCATCTCTGCTAGCTTTTAACTGTGCAGGAGTTCTTTTCTTTCTGATTCTCATAGCGATAGATTCATCTTTTCTATCTTTGTAACCTTGTTTTTTCTTTTTTGTAGATCCACCTTTTCCGTATGGAAATCTAACATTTGATCTTACTCCGTTTTGTCTCATTTTTTTGCTCCGTTTCTAAATATTTGTGTTCCCTTTATACCATAAATACTTGCAACTACAAGTATCCATAAATTTGTAAACCAGCTCGGAAGTGCCGAAAAATGCTCGAAGAAGATTTTTATCTTGTCCATAGCTGCCGGATCGTCCGCCCATACCCCATATGAAATCACCAAAATTGGCAAACTTAAAATTATCAAAACTGCCTCGTCCTTCCAATCTGACTGACGGGCTTCTAATAATTTGCCCTGGTAGTCCGCCTGACCGTCGGCCATACGTTTTGCGTGCATATGCTGTGCGTCTGCCATCGCCATCTTCGTTTCTTGACGTTTTTTAAAGATGTGCGTGCCAGCCTGCAAAGCAATCTTTGCTAGACCAAACCAAGCCATACTAATACCAAGTTGCTTTAACGGGTTTCTTGTCAGCTCTCATAGCTTTTGTGCCTTTGACAGTTACCGTTTGAGATTCTTGGATATTAGGAACTTCTTTTGAGATATTAACGCCACCTGTTAGGTAACCGTCTTTACCAACGCCAATACATTTTTTAGTTTTAACGTCTTTGTTCATAAAAGTTTGTCCTCTTTGCCAATCTTTGCCCATAGTTTACTCCTTGTGTTATTTATACCTATTTTTTTCTAAAATTTCTACCAAAATCGTGTCTTTTACTTTGGTCAGCCATTTGTTGCTTCGCTAATGACACTCCAGCACGTAATTGAGCTAATTCTTCGTTTTGTTCAAGCTTATCTTCGTGTTGTTCTTGGTTCATCATTGCTTTCATCTTATCAAGATTGATTCTTTGCTCTCCTTCTTCCTCTTTTCGCTCATTTTCCATAGCTCTTAGGTCAACTTCTCTTGATTTGATCTTCAATAATGGATCACCAGCAAATTCTCCAGTAATTTGTTCTTCTTCTTTAGCATAATCTTCTTGCATTTCAGCAATTAGTTGCGCTTTTCTAGCTTCAATTTGGTTTGTTATCTGTTGAACTCTTTGTTGTTGCTGTTGCATCTGTGGATTTTGCATCATTCCTTGTGCCATAGCTGGATTCATTCCACCCATTTGTTGCATTTGTTGTTGTATCATTTGTAATTCTTGTAATTCTTCTACAAATTCTATTTGAACTTGCTCTTGTGCCATTAAACTGATGTGTTCTAAAATATTTTTTTGTATTGCAGCCATAACCATAGGATTATTTTGCACCATATTCAATCTCATAAAGTTTAAGTGTGCATCAATGTGAGCTTTGTGGTCTTGACCTGGAAAAGCTTGGAATGGTTTTTGTGACATTGCCATAATATGCTCTAACGCAGGGTCCATTGGTATTGGTTGTGGAGGTGGTGGTAAAATTGCATTTACATTTTTCACCCCCAGCGCATCATACATAGATCTATATGCTTGATATAGGTTATGCATCTGAGGATTTGATTGCGCTAGTTGTAATTGACTTTGCGCTAAAGATATTCTCTGCGTTTGTGAAAATATATTAGGATCAGCAACTGGTAGAATATCTATTCTATCATCAAAGTCTTGCATTTTAACTTCTCTAGTCGCACCAGGTACATCGTAAGGATATACTGGTGGTAGATAAGTTTTAAATACTTCTGCTAATAATTTAAATTCTTGTTTTAAACCTACATACAATCTTTTGTGAATAGCTGACATTACTCTTGAACCTCTTTCAAGTAACGCAACCGTAGTACCGACTGCAGCTTGTTGATTCATATCACCAACTTGCATATCAGCGATGGCCGCGAAACGTTGACCTGCATCTACAACTATACCCATCAATTGTAATAGAGTTGCATCAGGACCTTTAAAAGGTAAAGTCATAAACTGATCTTTAATATTTCCTCCAGGTGCATCCACATCTCTGAATTCGCCAGGTTGTAATGGTTGTGCATCATCTCTAACTCTAATACCTCTAGATTTAAATCCAGCTGGTAAGTTTGCTAAAGTTCCTGCATCTAGTAATTGTCTTAAAGCTGCAGTTGCAGTTCTAGTTAAACCACCGATCATATGAATTAAACCGAAACCATAAAAACCAGTTCCAGGTAAAAATTTAAATTGAACAAAATAATTAATTTTATTTTTTCTTGGATCTTGTTGATTGTAGTTTCTTCTAATAGATAAAACTTTTTGATTAGCTTGTGCAATAGTTACTACATACGGTAATTTAATTCCTGTTTCTTCTCCATCTTCACCCACATCTTCATAACCATCTAAATCTAAATTAGTATGTATTTCAAATAAAGTGTATTGATCTTCTTGAGCGTCTTTAGAAATTCCTTCAAGACGTAATTTAGTATCTTCTAATTGATTTTCTGTAACCGGAGGTTCCCCTAATTCTATATCTCTATAGAATCCGCTTACTTGTTGTTTTCGTAATTCGTTTTCTGAAATTTTAATTACTTGAATTACTGCTTCTGCATCTTCTAAAGAGTTTGCAGAATAAGGTACAATCAAATCATCAGCTGGAACAAATTTTGAAACGGCTCTTCCTAAAAGAGCATCATAATAGACTTTCTTAAAAGTTGAGCCGCTTAGAGGGAGGTAAAATAACATTTGGTCAAATTCTGGTTCATATTCTTTCATCTGATCCATAATTTGCCAGTTCATAAAATCTTTTACACGTTTAGCTTGTTCTTCTTTAGGAATGTTAACATCTCCTAAAATTTGTGTTCTTACTGGACCATCGGCTGGTAATAATTCTTTATAAGCTTGCGCTTGAAATTGCGTAACCGCTTCAGCAAGTACAGGGTGATTAACACCGGATGCACCTCTGAAAGGTTCTGTTCTTCTTTCGTATTTAAATCCTAAAAGTTCTAAACCGTTTCTATAAGTTTCTTCCCAATCACCTCTAGATTCTTTGTATTCGGTATATTGATCAAAAAGTTTATGACCTAAAGGTTCTAAGACATTATCTGGCATTGTTTCAGCCAAGTTTGCAAAATGATCTTGATTTGGATCTACTTCAGTTGCGTTTGGTTCAAACGAAACTTCTGCGCCACCTGTTTCATCCATTGCAATTTCCACAGGACCTGTAGGAGTATCTACAACTTCTGCTTTTTCAACTGTTTCTACAATCTCTTCTTCTGGAATTGCTTTAGGATCTATATTGGGTAATGATTTGTCTATTTCAGCCATTTTGCTATTCTACCTTCTTTTAAATAATGATTCAACACCTGACTGACTGATATCAGGTATTTCTATTACTGTCAAACTTACATCGGCGTCATCTTTAATATGACCTCCCTTGGCGTTTTTCTTACGCCCTTTAGGATCAAAATTCATTAGCTCTACTATTTCGTCTACTTTTTTAGCTCCTTTAGGATCAGTCTCTTTCATAAATCTTGCAAACTCTTCTGCCACATTTGGATCTGAGATATTAATGGTTCCTGTTTTTTCAATTCCTTCTAAAGTCTTAGTAGGGGTAGAAGCTTTCCTCAATGCTCGTTTCATTGCCATATCTTTACTTATACGCGCCAACGCCGCGTTATAAAGTTGAGCTTGTCTTTCATTTGACAAATTATCCCACACCAGACCTAAATCTTCGGCTATGCCATCAGCTAAAATTTGTGCATCATATTTATAATCATCACCGGTAAAGCCTGAGCCTCCGGCAATATCATCATAAGTTTTTTCCAATTGATTATTTATTTTATTTTGAAAAGCTGTTCGTGATTCTTCTAACACTTCTGGTTTTACATATTTATCTAACTCGCCGGATTTATATTGTCTAAACATTTCTTTTTCGTAAGCTTTCGCCTCGACTAAAGCATTATCTAGTTCTCCAATCGTATAATATGGTAACCCACCGTCGGGATCCATTAATGCTTCATATTTAGTTTCAATTTCAACTTCTGTAGGAGGTCTATTTGGATCAGCAGCTTTATAAATATCTCCATCAACTACAACTTCGTCCGCTTGGTGAATGGCTCCTTTTCCAAACTTACCTCTAATAGTTTTAAGCGCTGCAGCTAATCCTTTAGGTATTCCACCTCTAAACATTCCAACTCTGCCACCTGTTGCATTTAATTGTCTACCTTTAGTTAATAAATTTTTATGAATAGTTTCTAATTCTAAAATTCCTTCATCAGTAAGTTTTGGAGTCGGTCTTTTACCCGCCATTCCTTCTGCCGCCGCCGACACCACCCTTGCTAAACTTTCAGCCGTTGCTCTATCAGCGCCTTTAGCCATCATTGCTTCTATCATTTCCATTCTATATTGTTCAATACTCTTATCTGCTTTTCTTATATTTTTTGCAGCTTGAAGAAGTTCATCAATCATCATTGTTCTTTCGGCTTCTACTTTTCTCACCATATCTTTCACCATATCCGTTGCCATCATACCTTCTTTAGATGATCCTTTCATAAATAAAAGATTGGGATCTTCTAAGTGTCTTGAAAAGTTTTTAGGATTTACCATTTGTAACATTTCAGCACCACTCTTACCGTGTGAGCTACCTTTAGACATATGTCTTAACATTTCTCTTAATGTACTTTTACCGGCAGACAAAGGACCACCCATCCATCTACCAACTCTTCCACCTGCTGCATAACCTCTTTTCATTTTAATCCAATCTTCTAAATTAGTTATACCCCCTGTAATTTCTTCTTCCCAATCTTTAGTATAATCTCCTTCTGGACTTGTTCCTCTATAAACTAATTCCCCTTCCATTAATTCTTTAGATGCAGGGCCGGCTTCCAGATCCGTTGTAATTTCAGCACCGGCTCTAAATCCAACATCACTTTCAAAATTAACACTAGTATCTCCCGTTCCTAAATTTACTTCTACATCAATGTCAGGTTTGTCCGGATGTTTATAAGTTCTAACTCTATCCGACTCACTAACAATCGTTCCTTCATCTATAACTCTTTTAATAACCGCTTCGTAAAACTCAATTCCTTTTTGCATTGTGTTATCCGCGGCTTTTGTAATTCCTTCACGGACAGCGGCTGGTTTAAATACATTAATGTATTTAGAAATCATTGGCATTGAAGCCAGACCAATTAATCCTTGTATAAAAGCTCGTCTATTCATCTCTATTAAAAAAGTTGTATATCATACCTTCTTGGTTTTGATAGTTTTTATAAGCATCATATCCAGTTAGTCCTAAAGATAATGCAAGTCCTGGTAAGCCTAAAAATCTTGAAGCTCCTGCAATCATTCTTGGACTCATTCCCATTCTTAAAATTTTACTGGTTACTCCCGGTCTAGCTTGACCTACGTTTTGTAAATTAAAATAATTTCTTAAACCTTCTGCCATTGTTCTTTTCGGTGCATCTCTAATAACTCCAGCACCTCTTGATAAAGGTTCCATAAAAGTTAAGCCTAAAGCTGGACCCAATGGATCCGTTAATACATCGGTCATTGTTTCACCTTCTTCTAATCTTTTAGCTGCAAATGGTACTTCGAATAAAGTTGTCATTGCTGGTGTACCAAAAGTTGTTAGAACAGGTTTTAAAGCTCCGGTAATTCCTAAAGCAGATCTAGTTCTACCTCTACCTAACTCTCTAGCTTTTTTATAAGCTCCAGGAATTTCTTGTGCGGAAAAACCTAAAGAAGTTCCGGCAACAGTTTTGACTGGGTTTTCTTTAAGCCATTCCCAAACTTGAAGTTGGTCCGCTGGTTCTTCTGTTTTAGTATTTACAATGGAACCTAGTGATGAATTATATTTTAAATTTTCTTGGGGTTCGACTACTTTATCTGGCGTTATCTCGGAAGCTTCTACTTCTCCTCCTAACATTCCTACTCCCAACATTGCCACTAAGCCGGCTACCCCTGTACGTCTTAATGCTTTAGATAATAATCTATTTGAAGCAGGATTAAAGTCTCCAACTTTTTTAACTGTTTTAATAGCCTCTTGTAAAAAAGGATCTATTTGTTTAAAAGCGGGTTCTTTATCTCTTCCAGTTGCAATAAAAGATTTAATGGCTCGTTTTGCTTTTTGTAAAACTGAATCGTCTAAAGATGATTTAGGATAAATAGTTCTTATTTCATCCCCTACAAGTTTTTGTCTTGTTTGATCTATCCCAAATTTTTTATCAGCCTCATCTAAAATTTTATTTTGAATATCTAGATATTCTTGTGCTTTTTCTCCCGTGGCTCCTTTGGCTAATCTAAGTTGAGATATGGTTTTTGTATCAAACTGAGATCCTTTTACAAATTTATTTTGATAAGGATCCATTGCTGTAATTTGAGTTAGTACTTTAGGATCATTAATAAGAGATGCTCTGGCAATTCCTCCAACGTGCTCTTGACCAAAATTGTATTTTCTTCCAAATAAATTTCTAATAGGATCTATTTGAGTTCTGTCTACATAACGATAGTAGGCCGCTTCGGAATTAATAGGGTTTCCGGTTATCGGATCAATTTTAGGAACTAGGCCTTTTTCTTGAGACTGTTTTAAAAGTTGTGTAGTTCTTTTATTATATTCTCGTTTTAGTCTATCGTTGCTTGCTCCTTCGCCCGCCTTTGGTCTTTCCGGAATGCCCAATGCTTTTCGGATGTCCCTATTTAACCCAACATCTCGTCCATACTCTCCTTTTTGAGAAATATCACGGCCCAGTAATTCATATGCGGTAAAAATTCTTTGCCCACTAAGTATATTTCTACCACCTTTGGCTCTTTCAAGTAATTTAGGATATTTTTGCGAAACATAATCTAAAACTTTTTCTTTAAAATTAGCTACGGCTCCTATTCTATTACTAGCATAAACTTTTCTGTAAGCTTCTTTATTTTTATTAATAAACTCACGTACATCTTTAAGAGCGGCTCTCTTCTCACGTAATGTTTTTTTTAACAAAGTTTTTTCAATTTTTCCTAATTCTGGGTTTTTTGCTATTCGAGACGCAAGAGCACTAGCAATCTCTGCCCGTACACCCCTTGAGCTTTTTAAAGTGTTATAATAATTTTTATTGTTTTCTAAAAGATCCTCAGTAATTTGTACTCTTGTTTTTCCTGCTCTGATATCTCGATCTAAATCCTCTAAAGTATAATTTTTTAAATATTTAGTTTTAAGTGCAAATTTTTCTTTAAGTTTTTGAGACCCTAGTCCAGTTGGTATTTTATAATTTTTTAATATAGGATCTAGACGTCTGTCTGCTATATTAACTTTAAAAAGTCTTTTAATTTCATTTTTAATTTCTGACTTAGTATACTTTCCTGTTTTAGCTAATTCTCTTACTTTGTCTTCACGAGGTTTATATACAACGTCTTCTCTAGAGGGTAAGTCTAATCTTTTTAAAGGAGTTGTTGATTTTAATTTTGGAATATTGGCCTGCGCTACTATTTGTTTCTCGGTTAGGCCTTTAAGTTTTAATTTTTTTATTTTTTCTAGTTCAGCCTTTGTAAATACAACTCGTTGTGCTTCTCCTAGTTTAGGTCTGTTTTTAATGAAATTTTCTAACTTTTTTCTGCCAGCTAAAGTATTTGGTGCTAGTTCAACTTTATTAGTTCTATTTCCAAATTTATCTGTGTCTGTATAACGTACTACGAGTTTTCCTTTATGGGGTCCTCGACTAATTAAACTAATTTCCACTATCCCCTCCTAGTGAAGAGCGAAGCAAGACCTCCGTTAGCTCCATAGAAAGTTTGAATATCTTCTAGGGTTGCTGGATCATTAGGATCGTCAAATGGAGAAATGTTTTGTAATATTTCTTCATTGGAGATACCCAGTATATTTTTTAAATTTTTTTGAGGACCTTCTAACATTTTTTGTTGAGTTTTAGTTAATCCAGCCAGATATTGATTTCCAGGTAAAGACGCAGATTGATACATTGGGTCTACACCAGAACCTTCAAAAATATCTTCTATAACTGTAGGTTCACGATAGGGATTATCCCAAGGGGTTCCCATTGGAGCAGTTGGCATATCTACAACTTCATTTGGTCCTTGGTATGGATTATCCCAAGGAGTTCCCATTGGGACATTTGAAGTTGGTGTTGTGCCTCCCCACGTAAATGTGCCATCACTCCACGCACTTTCTCCTGGTGCTGGAATTTTATCAATTGTTGGATCATCTACTAATTCTCCATCTACTAATTGTAGCTTGTTATATTTAGACATATCTTTAGGTTTTTTAAAACTGTCAATTATATTAGAAATAATTCCTATTATTCCCAAAGGCATTGCGCCTCGTGTTTCTCCAAAATCTGTATCATCTGTATAATACCCCAAACCATCAGGACCTTGAGTTGCCTCAAACGTCGGTGTGCCAAAAGCTGATAAACCTTTTATCCCTCTGTATCCAGGTGCACCTCTACTAAATAAATTTCCCCAAAAACTTGGTTGACCATAAGATTTGTAAGCAGAGCCAATGTATTTATTTTTATAAGTTCCATCGGGTTGTTTAACCTTCATATACTCTGGAAGATTAGAATATTGTCTAGTTCTTGGACCTGTTTTAACTGTTTGACCAATATTTTTTTGACCAGTTAAAATGTCTTTCATATGCTGATCGTGAGCTGCTTGAATTTGTTGATTCATATAATCAGAATGCTGAGAACTCGTGCCAGGAGCTTTTGCAGCTGGACTTCTGTCTTTAGTATAATCCCCTTGAGAGTCTAAGGACATAATGTCATCTGGACCTGTGTTAGGACCATTTTTCAATGAACCGTGTAAATTCTTTTTAAGTAATAAATCTTTTTCTGCTTTGGTAATGTAAGCTAGTTCTGTTTCCGGAGCATCAGGACCTGACTTCCATTTAATAGGAACATTACTAACTGTTTTTTGTTTTCCTAAATAATTTCTTGCAGGCTTTTTGCCGCCTTGCATTTCATAACTTATTCTTTTATCAATCGTCATTATACTAATCCTCCATATCTAAACATCGACACTTCCGGTGTTGTTAGTTGCATAATCTCGTCGACGTAGTTTTCCCAAAATGTCATATCGTATTTAATTCCTTCTGATTCTAATTCTTCTTTTACAAATTGAACAAAGCCATCTGGATCATTTCTAAAATCTTTTCTTTTTTGACTAATCCATCTAAAGATGTCATTACTTTTTTCTTCTCCCACTAAAATATCGATGTCGTCGACAATACCATTATTCACTGTCGTTACAATACTTTCAGTCATCTCACCTCGAGTATCTTTACCCATCGGTCCTTCGATATTGTCATACTTGTCATCACCTTTCCACCATCTTGGTCCTTTGTCCAATTTCATTTCATCAAGTTCTGATAATATTTTTTGTTTAACTTTGGTATCTGCTACCATTTCCGCGGCTCGCGCTACGCTGGTCGCGGCTCGTTTGCCTTCGCCAATATCTCCGCCTGAATCTTTTACAATTTTTCTAATAGTTGGATTTTCAAAATCTTCACCTCTCATCTTTCTTATAAATTTTGCATAGTTATCTCTTTGAGACCAGTTTTTAATATTAGTTTTATCAATAGGTCTTTCAGAAGCCAGGATGTCATCAAATTTTACCGGAGATGGAATTGGAGTAAATTCCCCACCTTTACCTCTGTTATATCCATAATATTCTTTAGGAATCATTGAACCAATACCTTCATTTTGGCTTTTAGCAATTTCCATTATTTCTTGATAATTTTTTCCTCTAATGTCTTCAACGTTTAAGTTAAATTGTTTTGCAAAAGCATCATAATCTATATTGCTTCCAAATCTTATATTCTCCGTTCCACCAGGAATAGTAGATGCTTCGTCGACAATTTCCCCTTCGTTTAAAAAACCTTTAAACGCATCAGGAGTTGTTACATTGCTTGGTGCAAATTCTATGAATTCATTTTCAATAATAGTTCGGTCGCCTTGGTCAAGTGTTTTTCCACCTGTTTGTTTAAAATATTCAGATACAATGTCTTGCATCTTTAACTTACCGGCTTGAATGCCAGGTCGGGCTGCTACTAAAATTCTTAATAATATGTTATTCGCCATTAGTAATATGTTCTCTCAGTTCGTGGCAATACTTCGTCTTTGTAATCTTCAGGGTGAACTACAAATCCTCCCTGTCTAAAACGCATTACCGCTTGTGTTGTACTGTCCACCAAATCATCGTGATCTCCATAAGGAAATGATGCACACTCTTCTATAACCTCTTCTGCGAATTTTTCATCGGGCGCCCAAATGATTCCCGACTCAAAGAGCGGAGAAACGGCGTTTACTCTAGCGTGTTTGTCTTGTCCTTTGCTAGGTGTGTAATTTATAACAGGAATACCAGCTTTTCGCAACTCATATGTCAAAGGGAGTCCAGCAGCTTTAGCTTCTATAATAACTGTTTCAGGATTCCAATATCTATACTGTCTAAAGGCTTCTTTCCTTAATTCTGGAAACTCTACCCGTTCTTTATAAGAATCTAAAAGGATTAAGTTAGCAGGACTGTCTTCGTTAGGATAAAAAACTCCCCACGTGGTAATAGCAGTAAAGTCAGCTGTTTCTTTTTTTAAATAAGCTGTATCGTAAGATTGTATGACGTGTTGTAGAGGAGGAATGTAAGGTTTATCCCAAACTTTCCACCATTCTCTTTTAATTAGTGAACCTTCTTCCGCTGTTGGGTTTTGCATCCACTGCGCGTTCCACTTTCCAATAGAAAGTGATGCTTTAACTGATTCTAATTCTTCTAACTTCCAATACTCTGGCCAGACAGGTTTACCTGATGGCATAATCGCTGGAAATTCTATTATTTCCCATTTATCCGATTTTAATTCTTTTTGCGACTTCACTAACATTCCAGTTAGGTCTTTCATATTCCATCTTGTCATTACAACTACAATTGATCCACCAGGTTGAAGTCTTTGACGTGGTCCTGATGTATACCATTCATAAGCACGTTCCATTGCACTCATATTAAGTGCGTCTTGCTCAGAATGTGGGTCATCGATGATAAGTAAATCCGCTCCACGGCCCGTTATCGCCGATCCGACACCGGCTGCGTAGTATTCACCGCCCTGTGCTGTCTCCCATTTACCCGCGGCTTGCGAATCTTCTCTTAAT